CTGGCGAAGACGGTCGTGCCCGACACCGACATGCCGGCACTCAACCGGCTTTGGCGGCTCTACGAGGAGTGCGACACGCTGGCCAATGGAGTCAAGCGCAAGCGCATGGTGATGGGCTCGCAGGGTCAGCCGGTGCTCAATCCCCTGCATACCCGCCTGGCGAGCGTCGAGACCGAGATACGTCAGCTCGAGGATCGGTTCGGACTGACGCCGCTTGCCCGGCTGAAGCTGGGCGTGGTGCTCGGTGACGCTGCTCGAAGCCTCGACGACCTCAACGCGGAGATCGAGGAAGCCGACGAGGAAGAGCAGGCTCCCGATCCTCGAGTCGTCGTGGTGGAAGGGCGAGCCGGGTGAGTTCCGACCGCCGCGCTGGGCCAGTCCGCAACCTCTGCTGGCGGACGGTCAGCCCTTCCCGACGAAGGGCCCGCTCCTCGCGAAGTTCAACGAGCGGAGCCTGGTCCACGGTGAGGGCGACGCACTAGGCTCACCGGTCCGATACGCGCTCTTCCAGCGATACATCCTCAACCGGGTCTTCGAGTACGACCCGTCGACGATGCGCCTGGTGCACGATCGCGTGCTCATCGGCATGGGCTCGGGCAACGCCAAGACGGAGCTCACGGCGCACATCGGCGTCGACGAGCTGCTCGGACCATTGGCTCCGGTGTCGCCGAGCATCGTTCTGTCAGCGGCCAGCTGGGATAACGCGAGCCGGCTCTTCAACGCGGCGCGCCTGGCGATCGCCGGCGAAGAGGGCCACCGAGGGCCGCTGTATCCGTACTTCAAGGAGGGTGAGCACCTCCTCGAGGACAAGATCCTGCTGCCGCACCGCGAGGGCCGGCTGTACCGCGTCGCGGCGGTCGCCGGTACCAACGAGGGCGGACTGCCGAGCTCGCACCTTGGCGACGAGCTCCACGAGTGGGAGGGTCGCCGCGAGCGGGTCTACGTCGTGCTCGGCAAGAGCCTCAAGAAGCGTCAGGTGCTACGGCCGCTCGGGCTCCGTGGCTCGCTGCAGATCGGGATCAGCACCGCCGGCGCCGAGAAGGACAGCCTCTTGGGGCGGCTCTACAACTACGGCGTCGCGGTCGCTCGCGGCGAGATCGTGGATCCGGGGTTCCTTTTCCTGTGGTGGGAGGCGGATCCGGGCTGGGACCTCGACGTCGAGGAGCAGCTGATCCAGTCGATCCTCCAGGCGAACCCGGCCGCCGGCGAGTTCCTGCCGATCGAGACGCTGATCGAGAGCTTCACGGCGCTGAACGCCGTCGGCAAGCGATACGAATACGAGCGCTACCACGGAAACCGCTGGGTGGCGAGCCCGCGCAAGTGGATCCGCGACGATGAGTGGGACGCACGACGAGCACCCAAGCTCCCGAACGCGTTCGATGATCATCCCGGCTGGCCTGAGAAAGGCACGCCGGTCGTCCTGGCCTTCGACGGCAGCTACAACCGCGACACGTCGGCGATCACGGGCTGCACGCTCGACGGCTACACGTTCGAGGTCCGGGTCTGGGATCCGAAGGAAGATCGCCGGCCCGTCGACCGAGGAGAGGTCAGCGCCGAGATCGACGCCGCGATGGAGCGCTGGACCGTGCGCAAGTTGCGACCGGACCCGCCCGGCTGGATCGAGACGATCGAGGACTGGGAGGCGAAATACGGCGCGGCGGTCGAGCGCTTCTTCACCAACGACTACGCCGACATGGCGCCGGCGGTCACCCGACTCAAGGCAGCCGTGCTGGATCCCGATTCGACGTTCAGCCACGACGGTTCGGCAACTGTTGCCCGACACGTCGGCAACGCCCGGGCAAAGGACACGAAGTGGGGCCAGGTCATCGAGAAGGAACGCCCTGACAGCCCCGACAGCATCGACGGCGCCGTGACATCGGTCATGGCGTTCGACGGCGCGGTCTCGCCAGGAGAGGAGCCGCCGGTTTGGAGAGCCCTGTAACCCGCGCGATCAACGCGCCGGGCCGCTTCCTGGCGGCCGTCGGCAACGCCACGGTCAGCGGCGCAAAGATGATGTTCGCTCGCGGAAGTGGCGCCTGGCAGCTGCTTTTCGCGCGGACGAAGATCGACTACAAGGCGGAGGTCGGCGACCCGTTCAACTCGAGCATCGTCGCTGCCGTCGTTGGTTGGATCACGCGCAACTTCCCCGAGGCTCCCGTCCGGCTGCTGAAGGAAGGTGCAGGTCGTGACCAAGGGCCCGGAGTCGCCCCGGGCCCGACAGGTCCCGGCCACATGCTCCGGCTGCTGGAGCGCCCAAACGATTACTACTCCGGCGTCCTGCAGTGGATGGCCACCGTTGCCGACTTCATCCAGGGCAACGCCTACTGGGTGAAGGTGCGCAACGGGTCGGGCCGCGTCGTCGGGCTGTGGTGGGTGCCGGCGTCGCTTATGGAGCCGAGGTGGCCCGCGGACGACCCCACCGTCTTCATCAGCCACTACGAGTACCGCGTCGACAACCAGGTGTTCGGCTTCGGGTCGAGCGAGGTCGTCCACTTCCGCAACGGCATCGACCCGCGCAACCCGCGCAAAGGCCTCAGCCGGTTCGGGTCACTGCTCCGCGAGATCTTCACGGACGAGGAGGCGGCCAACTTCACCGCCCAGCTGCTACGCAATCTCGGTGTGCCGGGCGTGATCATGGCGCCTTCGAACGTGGCGACTGGCCGAGCGTCCTTCGACCCGACCGAGGCTGACAACGTCAAGAAGGAATTCGAGGAGCGCTTCGGCGGCGACAACCGCGGTCGGCTCATGACGATGAGCACGCCGACCGACATAAAGGTCCTCTCCTGGAGCCCCGAGCAGATGAACCTGCGGGCGCTGCGCCGGATCCCGGAAGAGCGCGTCTCAGCCGTCCTCGGCGTGCCGGCGGGTGTCGCCCAGCTGGGCGCCGGCCTCGATCGCAACACGTTCACCAACTACGGCGAGGCCAACGTCGCGGCGTACACGCAGGGCGTCATCCCGCTGCAACGACTTCTGGCAGCCGAGCTTGAGGTCCAGCTGCTGCCGGAGTTCGGCGGCACTGCCGCCGATACGCTCGATGTCTGGTTCGACTGGACCCAGGCGTCGGCCTTCATGGCCTACTTCGCCGAAATCTGGAAGCGCCACGAATCAGCGGCAACCAAGGGGCTGATCACACGCGCCGACTTCAAGCGGGCTGTCGGGAAGACACCGGCCAGCGATGGCACTGACGACATCTACATCGTGCCGAACAACATGCAGATCGTGTCCGCTGGGGGTGGTTCCCCTTCCCCCAGCGGGCTCCTCCTCCCGGGCCGGCCCCAGGGCGCCAACGGCCACCACCCCGAGCTCACAGCTGGAGTAGCCGTATGAAAGCGACTCGTTATCCGCACATCCTGAAGACCGTGCTCGATACGCCGTGGGCACTTCTGCCGTCGACGCTCGGCATGATCGTGGACATCGTCCGTTTCCGGGCAGAGGGCGGCGAGCTGGCTGCCGAGGACATTCAGCAGCGCATCGCTGCTGCCCAGAACGGTCCCCGTCGTGGTGGCGGTCGTGCCGGTGTCGTGGCGGTGATCCCGATCTACGGCGTCATCAGCCCCCGCCAGAACCTGTTCTCCGAGACCTCTGGCGGTACCTCGGTCGAGCAGCTGACCAGCTCGTTCCGCGAGGCGCTGGCCGATCGCGAAGTCAGCGCCATCGTCTTCGACGTCGATTCACCTGGTGGCCACGTCGACGGCCTGGAAGAGCTGGGCGTAGAGATCCGCAACGCCCGCGGCGGCGAGAAGCCGATCGTGGCGGTGGCGAACACGATGGCAGCGTCGGCGGCTTACTGGCTGGCCAGCCAGGCCGAGGAGATCGTTGTTACGCCCTCGGGCACCGTCGGATCCGTCGGCGTGATCGCTGCCCACCAGGACCTGTCGGCAGCGTATGAGGCCGGCGGCATTCGGACGACGATCATCACGTATGGCGATCACAAGTCCGAGGGAAACGAATACGAGCCACTGTCGGACGAGGCACGAGCAGAGATCCAGCGGCACGTCACGCACTACGGCCACATGTTCGAGGCAGCCGTCTCGAAGGGCCGGAAGGTGTCGGTCGAGGCCATCCGCAAGAGCTACGGCCAGGGCCGGATGCTGCTGCCGAAGGAGGCCGTCAGTGTCGGCGCGGCCGATCGCATCGACACGCTCGACAACACCGTCCGCCGACTGGGGCGTGGCGGCTATCAACCAGTGTCCACGAACCAATCGGCCCTCGTGCCGGAATCACCCGATTCACTAGCAGCGCTGGTAGCGGCGCTGCCATTTGCCGAGCGCCTTCAGCTGGTAGCGGCTGAGGTCACGGCCATTGCGGAGCACGCCCGGTATCGGGCCGACCTCCGGGCCGAAGAGGGGCGCGGCCTCTCCGTGGCCACCCGGGAGCAGCTCCGGGAGCTGCTCGCGCTACGTCCGGTGCTGGACGAGATTGACGCCCTCGCGGTGGTTGATTCGCCTGTTCCGGAGCCGTTGCCCGAGCCCGACCCGCCTGCACCCAAGTCCCGCCTGCCACTCCTCCAACTGATGGAGGCGGCTGCGCGGGGTGGTTACCACCTCACCGATACATAGCCAGGAGGTTTCATTCGAGATGGGTATCTCAGCAACCGCCGGCCGCGCTGGCGACCTTCGCGAGAAGGCGCTCGGCAAGGCTCTCGAAGCGAAGGCGCTGCTCGACGAGGACGGCAATCTGCCGGCCGCCGAGACCGACCGCTTCAATGAGCTGATGGCCGAGTTCCACCAGCTCGACGAGGACGCGGCCAAGGCCTCGACCGCCGACGACAACGCAGGCTCGCTCCAGGATCGTCTGGAGTACTACACCGGCAAGGCCACGGGCACGCCGATGCGGTTCTCAGCCGTACCGACGGACCACCAGGCGCCCAAAAGCGTCGGGCAGCAGTTCGTGGAATCCGACGCCTACAAGGGCCTGACGGCATCGGGCGCGCTGAAGAGCGAGTTCTCTCGCATCGGCGTGTCGGGTCACTTCGTGACCAAGCCCAAGGCCGCGGCCGACGACGTCATCCATACCGAGCCGGGTGGCCCCGCTGCCTCCCTCGTTCGGCCTCGTTACCTCGACGACATCCTGCCGCTCGACTCCCGGCCGCGAATGGTCCGGTCCCTGTTCGCGCAGGAGACCGCTCCCGACCAGCCGATCCGCGACGCTCGCCAGGTCACGCGTGAGGGCGCGGCAGCTGCCGTTGCCCAGACGACCGACCCGGCGGCGGCCGAAACCCCGGAGCAGGGCCGGAAGCCCCAGTTCAGTGTCAGCTGGGAGGAGTACGAGGTCGCGCCCAAGACGATCGCCGCGTGGACCGCGACGACTCGCCAGGCGCTCTCCCAGGAGAACCGGGTCCGCTCGTTGATCGATGACAACGGCCGGATCCTGCTGGAGCTCGCCGCGGAGGACGAGATCCTCACCGGCAGTGGCGCCGGCCCACACATCCTCGGCCTGCTGAACACCCCCGGCGTTCAGACCTACGACGCGTCGGGCTCGCCCTACGGCGACCTGGCCAACCTGAACGCGCTCCGCATCGCCAAGCGTCTCATCCGGACCGGACCGGCTCGGGTGCCCGCGGATGCAGTCGTGCTCAACCCGGAGGACTCCGAGGCGTTCGACCTGCTGGTCGACGGTGAGGGCCGGTACCGCGCCGGCGATCCCTTCGGCGCCTATGGCGGCGAGGACCCGGCGATCTGGCGGCTGCGTCGCGTGGAATCCGAGGCAATTGCCCTGGGGACCGCGATCGTCGGCAACTTCCGGCTCGGCGGCACCGTGTTCACCGTCCAGCCGATGGTGATCTACACGAGCGACAGCCATGAGGACTTCTTCGTGAAGAACCTCATCGCGATCCTCTTCGAGGAGCGCCTCGGGCTGTTCATTCGACGCCCGGCCGCCTTCGTCGTCGTGACGTTGGCCTAGTCGTGAAGATCTGTCCGGTGTGCGGCAGCCACGACGCAACCTGCCACAGCGGGTTGCCCATGTGGCTGCCGCCCTCGGGCCCAGTGACGGAGGAATCAATGGTCAAGCTACGACTGCCCCAACAGCGGGTTCGCTACGGCAAGGCCGGCTACATCGGCGACGTCGAGACGTACAACCCGGCTGCCCCCCAGCCGGAGAGCCGGCGTGTCGTGACGACCCACGTGACCGAAGACGAGCCACCCGCCGAAGCCAAGCCCCGAAAGACCACCCGGAAGAGCGCCAAGCAGGACGAGGAGGAGGCGTAGGTGCCTCTGATCATGCTCGACGAGCTCCGCGGCCGCGTGAAGACTGCGCTGGCTAACGAAGCGCTTGCCGATGTCCTCGAGGAGATCGAGGCCGATGTCGCCGAGCGCTTCGGGGCGCTCGAGTTCGATGAGGACGGCGAGATCCAGCCGGTTACCGAGACGATCGACGCGTCCGGTCTCAGCGTGCTGCGTCTCAAGCAGCGCCCACAGAGCATCGTCAGTCTCACGGATCGCCACGGCTATTCGAACCTGGCACTGCATGCGTCGTACTTCCGGATCGCGGGCTCACGCCTAATTCGCAATCTCGGTGCGTGGGGCCTGGTGACGGTCGAGTACATCCCACAAGACACCCTGGCAGCGCGCCGGCGGATCGTGGTCGAGCTCGTGAAGGCGCACCTGAACAACGCACCAGCCATCGAGCAGGCGACGATCGGCCCGGTCAACCAGATGTACACGTCCGACTACAGGGCCGAGCGCGAGAAGATCTTCGCGACCTACGAGGCCGGGGCCGGAGCGTGGTTCGCATGATCCCCGAGTTCCTCTTCATTGATCGACTCGCTGTCCTGCGTGGCGCAGACGAGCTGGCGACGGTTGACGGTCGGATCGAGCCGAAGTCGGTTTCGGAGATGCTGCCGCTCACCCAGGGCGGTGTCATCTCGATGGATCACACCGCCTGGCTGCTGCCAACGGACGTTCGCTCCTCCGATCGCCTGCGCTACGAGCCGGACGATGGCCGCCGCTACACCGTCCTGCGGGTCCGGTCGCGCCGCGGCGGCACGACATCCGACCTGTACCTCGACTGCGACCTGCGCATGGTCACGTACACCCACCTCGTGACGATCCTCCGGGCTGTCACCGGCCAGGACGCTGTCGGCGGTGAGACGAAGACCTGGGGCGTGCTCCCGGGCCACGAGGGCATCCCGGCGGTGATCGGTCCATCGGGCCAGGAGTTCGAGCAGCCACGAGCGGCTGGCATCGATCTGGTACGTGGCGAGTACACGATCACGCCGTGACACCGGAAATGAAGGCGACCGACGGCAGCCGCGAGTACGACATCCGCCAGGTGGATCACGACATTCTCCAGGCGGTCACCACGCTGCGCGCCCGGACGCTGACGCAGTGAGGCTGACCATGGAGCTGAAGGGCGTCGACGTCCTGCGTGGCCAGTTCGCCCGCATGGCACTCGGAGTGATGCAGGCGCCGGCGGAGGAGATCGCCCAGCCCGTCGCCGATCGCTTCCGCCAGCTCGTGCCGGTGAATACAGGTGAATACCGCAACAGCATCGAGGTCGTCGCTGAAGGCGGCGGCAGGGCGACGATCGTCGCCCGTGCCCCACACGCGCCGTTCGTCGAATACGGCACCAGCGACACGGCAGCGCAGCCGGCGCTCCGACCGGCAATCGACACGACCGAGGACGCCGTGCACAGCGTGGCCGCGGGTGTGCTCGAGCGGATCGTCCGGAGCGTGCTCTAGTGCTCGAGGAGTGGCTCTTCGCTCGGCTTCAGGCGTTCGGCCGGCCGGTGTACCCCATGGTCGCCCCGTCCCACGCAGCGATGCCGGTGATGACCTACCAACGGATCAGCACGCCGCACACGTATCACCACGGCGGCCAGGACGTCGTCACCCGCCCGCGGTTCCAGGTCGATGTCTGGGCCGGTTCGTATCTCGAAGCGATCACGCTCGGTCGACAGGTCCGCGACGCGCTCAGCGCCGCCGGCGACGGTCCTGTCCAGGTCGGCTTTGTCGACGACATGCGCCAGTCGCGGGACACGGACACCGGCCGCTTCCGGGTGATGGTCGACGTACTGCTCTGGGCAGAGGAAGGAGTTACAGCATGACCGACGAGCGGGCCATGGGTCCTGCAGAGGAGCCGACGAAGGCCGAGCTGGTGGAGCAGGCGCAGCAGGCCGAGGTCCGTACCAGTGGCACGAAGGCCGAGATCCGGGACGAGATCGCGTCGTCCGAGTTCTTCGGCGGCTACTGGAAGGGCCGCCCCAACTTCAAGTGCCCGCAGTGTCCGTTCGCGTCGATCGCCGGCGTGAGGGCGGTAAGGGAGCACATCGCAGGAATGCATCCCGCGCGGACGCGGGTTTCGGGCCTCGTTGGCTCGGACGGCAAACCCATCACAGTCAGAGAGGAGTAGGTACCGATGAAACGATCCTCGTTCGGGGTGCAGTTCCAGGTCGGTGACGGCGAGGACCCCGAGGTATTCACAACCATCGCCGGCGTCGGCGACATCGCCGGGCCCGGTTGGGCCCGCGAGACCGACGACGTGACGGCCCACGATTCACCGGGTGGCTTCCGCGAGTTCGTCTCGACGGTCCGCGACGGTGGGGAGATCACCTTCCCGCTGCGCTGGGATCCCTCGGACCCGACGCAGGACATCCTCGAGGGTCTGAAGAACGTGAACGAGCCGACCAGGATCCGGTTGGTCTACCCGATGATCCCGCCGGACGGCATGTACCAGGAGTTCTCCGGCTGGCTGACCAATGCCAGTCGCTCCGCTCCTGTCGCCGGTCACCTGGCAGCCGACGTGACGATCAAGGTCACAGGCGACTTCAGCGACCTGACCGCAGTCACTCCGTAAGGGGGTTCACGCATGGCTACGAAGACTCACGATGAGACGCAGCCGGCCGCTGGAGCGGCTGGCCCGGCGTCAGAGAACGGCGCCGATCGACCGATCGACTTGCGGTCACGGATCCTGGCGCGTGTCACCAGCATCCCCGAGGAGGCCGTCGAGGTCCCCGAGTGGGAAGCGACGGTGCTCGTTCGCGGGTTGACCGGCACCGAGCGCGACTCCATGGATCTCGCCGCGATCCAGGGCAAGGGCAAGAACCGGGAGTACAACCTTGTCGGTCTTCGCGGCCGAATGGTGGCTCGCACCTCGCGGGATCCGGAGACCGGTAAGCGCATCTTCCGCGATGAGGACGCTGAGGCCCTAAGCCAAGGCGCCGCGGCTCCGCTGGAGCGCGTGTTCGAGGTCGCACTGCGCCTGTCGGGCATGACCAAGGAAGACGTCGAGGAACTCACCGAAGAGCTAAAAGGCGACCCGAGCGCGCAGCCTGGTTCGAACTGACAATCGCGCTCGGTCATAGGTCAGTTGCCGCCTGCCAGCAAGCCATCTCGTCGCGGGAGTTCGCCGAGTGGCAGGCCTATATCGCGCTGCACGGTCCGTTCGGCGAGCGTCGGGCCGACATGCGCATGGCGCGCCTGGCAGCGGTGATGGCGAACAGTCGCCGGGATCCGAAGAAGTCGCCGTACAGCGAGGACGACTTCCGCTTCCAGTTCACTGAGGAGGAGATCGAAGAGGTCGATACGACCGAGGGCCAGATCGCGATGGCCCGACGCCTCGCCGCCATGCTCGGCGGCGGTAGGACGCGCTGATGGCGACGCTCGCGCCGCTGTCCGTCGCGCTCAACATGGACGCCTCTGGCTTCCAGAGCACGCTCTCATCGGTCGAGGGTGGGCTCGGCAAGCTAAAGAGCGGCGTGGGCAGCGCAGTGACGGGCATGGCGGCCGGTGTCACAGCTCTGTCAGCCGT